ATCCCACAAGATGGCTGGGCAGCACTGGCAAAAAAGACACGTCAGGCGACTTGGATTTTGCTGTGCTGTCAGCTGATGCACCGCGAGCACAGTTGATTGAGCTGTTGGCCAACTGGCTGCGTAAATCCGGAGTGCCCGAAGAGCAAATTTTCAATAGCGGCAAAAACAAAAATGATGGTTGGATCAAAGATGCTGGTGAGCTACACTTTAGAACTCCCATTCGCGGCAATCCAGAGTTGGGCTATGTACAAGCGGATTTCAACTTCTACGACACACCCAAACAGTTCAATTGGGGTCTTTTTTACAGCAGCGGAACCAGCCCAGGCTACAAAGGCGTGTATCGCAATGTGCTGCTGAGTTCCATAGCCAAAGCTCGTGGACTAAAAGTGGGCGGCAATGGTGTGATTGATCGTGCTACCAATCAAGTGATCAGCACAAATCCCAATCAATTGGCTCAAGCGGTGCTGGGCCCTGGACACACAGCTCGAGACTTGGCCACTGTGGAATCCATATATGCTGCTCTAGCTGGCGATCCTCAGCGCGACGCCAAATTGGCTGATTTCAGAGGATACTTACAGCAGCAAGGCATGCCAGAACCTGACATTGTTCGAGAAAACGACGTGAACTTTTTGGCCAGATTGCGTGACCGAATTGTGAATCAAGGCATGGTACCTTTGATAGAGCACGAAATAATCACCGAAGGCAAGGACCCTAGAATTCCTTACGTGGAAGATTTGGTTTTCAAATCTGGATTGCGCGGTGTTAAACAAGCCATGGACATAATACAGCAAAGTGCTGAAAATACCAAACAGTATGTCACAATCAAATGGGACGGATCGCCAGCACTGATATTTGGACGCAAACCCACTGGCGAGTTTGTGCTCACTGACAAGGCCGGTGCCACAGCAGTGGGATACGACGGACTGGCAACCAGTCCCAAGCAAATTGCTGATATCATGGCCCAGCGCGATCGCGATGCAGCAGCCAAGGGCAACAAAGCAGACCGGGGTCAAACACTGACTCCTATGTACAGAGATATATGGCCATATTTTGAGAAAGCAGTGCCTGAAGATTTCCGAGGTTATCTCAAGGGAGATCTGTTGTATTATCCCACAATGCCTTACGTGGAGCGAACAGGCGCTTACCATTTCCAGCCCAACCGCACACCAGGTGGTATACCTTACGCCATTCCTGTGGCCAGTCCGCTGGGGCAACAGATCAAAGATACCAAAGTTGGCATTGTGGTACACAGTCAAATGCCCGACCCTGCTGCACCAGAACAACCTGTACAGACCAGTCTTGACCAACTGTTGAATCCGGTTGCTGGACTCATGGTCACCAGACCAGTGGTAGACAACATACAAAATCTAGTGCCAAATTCAAACATTGTAAAGCAATTGAAGGCATTGGCCAACAGCCAACCAGGTCAGGCCATAAACAGCTTGCTGAACCCTACTGATTTGCGAGCTTTACAGATCACAGATTTGCCCGCACTGATGGAATCATTTATCAACAGTCTCAAGGGCACAGATTTCAGTGATGCCACTCCCAATGGTTTTTTGAGTTGGTTAGAAGGCAAAGTTACACCCAGAAAATTCAACAATATCTACAGTCACTTGGTCAGTCCCAAAAGCAATGCTGCTGGCCTAGCAGCAGCATTTACGGCATGGAATTTGCTAGAACAGCTAAGAGATGATTTGAACCGTCAGCTAGATTTACAACAGCCTGGGCAAGAAGGATGGGTAATGGCTACTCCTGCTGGCCGCGCCAAATTGGTTAGCCGCAGAGCTGGCGGATTTGGGGCCAGAGGTACTCAACCTCAAACCACTTAATTGCTTTTGTCGGTAAATACACGATAAAAGGATCTGCGCATGCCCTTGTTTAACACGAGTACTGGTAACGCTACTTTAGACGCTACTGGTAATATAAATCTTGATACCAATGTTCTAGTTTCTGGCAACATTTCTGCTGGATATTTTGTTGGCAATGGATCACTGCTGACGGGTGTTGTTGGACCAATTGGGCCGCAGGGGCCGCAAGGCCCCAGTGGTGGACCACAAGGACCACAAGGGCCACAGGGAAATCCTGGTGCGTTGGGGCCACAGGGTCCGAGAGGACCACAAGGACCACAAGGCCCAATAGGCGCAAGCGGGCCTCAAGGACCCATTGGCAACACTGGTCCTCAAGGTCCACAAGGCCCTGCTGGTGGCCCACAAGGCCCTAGAGGACCACAAGGTCCTACTGGACCAACTGGATCCACGGGCCCACAAGGACCAGGCGGATTGGCTGGACCACAAGGCCCGCAAGGCCCATCAGGGCCTGAAGGCGACACATACACGACAACAAGTTCTACTCCTTTGGGCATTAGCTTAGAATCTAAAACTCTGACTGTGGGCACTGGATTGGCATACTCTGTGGGCCAAGCCGTGATAGTTGCGTTTGACGAAACCAATTACATGATTGGAACAGTTACTTCATACAACGTTTCTACAGGACAGTTAATTGTAAATGTTACATCAACATTTGGTGTAGGAGCATACACTTTTTGGGAAGTTAATCTTGCTGGTGCTGCTGGATCTCCAGGAGCCACTGGGCCTCAGGGTCCATCAGGGCCACAAGGCCCACAAGGACCATCAGGGCCACAAGGCCCACAAGGACCATCAGGACCACAAGGAACTACAGGTGCAAGTGGTCCACAAGGTCCACAAGGACCCCAGGGAAATCTGGGCATTGATGGTCCACAAGGACCTCGAGGACCCCAAGGACCAGGTGGCGACATTGGATTTACCGGTGCCACTGGTCCGCAAGGACCAACAGGACCTATTGGACCAACTGGATCACCAGGCTCAACTGGCCCAGCAGGCTCCACGGGTCCTGTGGGACCACAAGGACCGCAAGGTCCAGCAGGCACTACAGGATCATCAGGACCACAAGGACCGCAAGGCCCAACAGGACCACAAGGACCCATTGGCCCAACTGGATCACCAGGCTCAACTGGCCCAGCAGGCTCCACGGGTCCTGTGGGACCACAAGGACCACAAGGTCCAGCAGGCAATACAGGATCATCAGGCCCACAAGGACCACAAGGTCCAACAGGACCACAAGGATTCACAGGCTCAACTGGACCTCAAGGGCCGCAAGGCCCAGCAGGAACAGGAGACACAGGACCACAAGGACCACAAGGACCCATTGGACCAGCTGGGTCAGTTGGGCCACAGGGTCCACAGGGACCACAAGGGGGTGCTGGACCAACTGGCGCCACTGGACCACAAGGTCCGCAAGGACCAACTATACCATACATTTTTGACGGAGGAAGCCCAAGTAGCACATACAGTGTCGGACCGGCATTTGATTGTGGGGGAGTAACTTAATATGCCAAATATTCAATTTCAATTTAGACGAGGAACTTCATCAGACTGGGGCAATGTCAATCCAACACTGGCTTCAGGCGAAATGGGCATTGAAACCAACACCAATCTATTTAAAATAGGCAATGGAGTTGCTGCCTGGAACAGTTTAAGCTATGGAGGACTTCAAGGAGCAACTGGTCCGCAAGGCCCACAGGGTCCTGTGGGTGATACCTATAGTACGTCAAGTTCAACCAATTTAACCATAGGTACTGGTAACCAGACACTGACAGTGGCCACTGGTTTGGCCTACAGTGTCAATCAAACTGTGTTGATATCAAACAGCATCAGCAATTTTATGATTGGCAACGTGGTCAGTTATGCTACGGGCAACGGAGTAATGGTAGCTAATGTAGCAACCACAACTGGTTCTGGCAGTTATACAGCTTGGAGTGTGAGTCTGAGTGGTGCTGTGGGTCAGGTAGGAGCCACAGGCCCTCAAGGCCCACAGGGCCCAGCAGGAACCAATGGTGCCACAGGTCCGCAAGGTCCACAAGGTCCTGCTGGTAACACTGGACCTCAAGGACCACAAGGACCAGCTGGCACAGGAGACACAGGACCACAAGGACCACAAGGACCCATTGGACCAGCTGGGTCAGTTGGCCCATCAGGACCTCAAGGGCCAACCGGAACTACTGGAGCTACAGGTCCTCAAGGTCCTCAAGGTCCGGCAGGAACCACTGGTAATACAGGTCCACAAGGTCCTCAAGGCCCAGCTGGTCCTACAGGTTTAACAGGTCCTCAAGGCCCACAAGGCCCAGCTGGTACAACAGGAGACGCAGGCGCCACAGGACCACAAGGCCCGCAAGGTCCTATTGGACCAATTGGTAACGCTGGTCCACAAGGTCCGCAAGGACCAATTGGCCCGCAAGGACTTACTGGGCCACAAGGCCCGCAAGGACCCACTGGAGCACAAGGACCCACAGGCGCCACAGGACCACAAGGACCACAAGGCCCTATTGGACCCATTGGTAACGCTGGTCCACAGGGTCCAGCAGGAAGCGAAGGTCCACAGGGTCCACAGGGTCCAGCAGGAAGCGCAGGTCCACAGGGTCCACAGGGCCCTACTGGGCCAATTGGTCCTATTGGCAATACAGGACCACAAGGGCCCATTGGCCCTATTGGCAATACAGGGCCACAAGGCCCACAAGGACCCATTGGCCTCACAGGACCACAAGGACCACAAGGACCCATTGGCCCCATTGGCAATACAGGACCACAAGGCCCACAAGGCCCACAAGGTCCCATTGGACCCATTGGTAACACAGGACCACAAGGCCCGCAAGGACCACAAGGACCCACAGGTGCCACAGGACCACAAGGTCCCATTGGACCCATTGGTAACACAGGACCACAAGGCCCGCAAGGACCACAAGGACCCACAGGTGCCACAGGACCACAAGGTCCCACAGGTCCCAGCACAGGCATCAACGCCACTGACAACAGCGCGGCTGCCACAATGTATCCTGTGTTTGTGGGAGCTGCTGGGTCACTACAGACAGCCAATGTGCGTACTTCGGCAACAGCGTTTAGTTTCTTACCCAGCACTGGTAATTTAACCATTGGTGGAACACTGTCTATTAATACCAATGGCAATGCTATTGCTTTACTCAACGGCGGCAGCAATGGTGTGGGCAATATTGGATCGTCTTCTAGTTATTTCAATCAAGTATTTGCTCAAGCCACCACAGCTCTATACGCTGACTTGGCTGAAATGTATTACTCAGATGCCAAATACGAACCAGGCACTGTGATATCTTTTGGCGGCGCTCAAGAAGTTACACTCACTGTCAAAGATTTGGACAGCACAGTGGCAGGAGTAGTTTCGACCAATCCTGCTTACTTGATGAACAACACACTGACTGAAAATGCTGTGAACGGCAAGTACACTGTGCCAGTTGCTCTTCAAGGCAGAGTACCAGTAAAAGTACAGGGCACTGTCAAACGCGGTGACATGTTGGTCGGTGCTGGCAATGGCCGTGCTCGCGCTGAAAACTTTGACACACTGTCATATCGTCCAGGCACTGTGCTAGGCAAAGCATTGACAGATTTTGAGGGCGAGCAAGGCACTATAGAAATGGTAGTAGGACGCTTGTAACCCGGAAATTTAAATCAATTTGGTAAATAACAGTAGGGCAAAAGCCCACACATTAGGAGATAAAAAATGGCAGTATTTGCAGCAGTTAACGGAACACTACAACCAGTATTCAACCTGGACACACAAGACGGCCCAATCGCCGGTGCTACCAGCTTGGCAGGTTTGCCTGTTCAACCCCAAGGTCCAAAACTGGACTTTTTCACAATCACAGCCAACGCAAGCTTGAACACCACTGGTAATACCGGTGGCTATCTGGCCAACGTTATTCAGCAAGTTCAAATCAAAGGCACTGTGGCCATGTATCAGGTCAACGGTGCTCAGCTGAGCCTTGCTGTGTACCCAACTGGTGCTTACACAGCAGCTACACTGGCAGCTCAAGTTCAAGAAGCCAACGCCACTGGCGGTGTCAATATTGGTATTGAAACTGGCAACGTTGTTACAGTTGGTTTCAAACTGGCTACTTCTTGATTTAAAGACTTAGCTTGCTCAACAACCCCGGATTTGTTCCGGGGTTTGTTTTTGCCCGTAAATATCCAGTGGGCTTGAAAGTAAAAATAACAACCAAGTTTGATTGTACTGCCACTGGTGTTACAGGGCATTTTCGCGACGGCAATCAAGCACAATGGGTCAGACGTCGAAACCAGCAGCGAAACTACGAAACACTGACTCAGATCATTGGTCTTTACACACAACCACAAAACTTGTCGCTGCCAGTACACAACGCAGATCACGGCACATGGAGTTTTGAATTTGAAACAGAATTTGAAGGCATATTTAGAACAGGCACCGACGAGTTGGGAGTTTTGAAACAGAGTTGTATAGGCACGCCCATGATCCATGGGCTGGATGAACAGCCTGGCCTGGCCATGACACTGATACCAGAACAGAACATTTGGTTTGAAATCAGTTAAATACAACATGAGCGAAACCACTGAAATAGAAAAAAAGAGCCTTGAAGCACACGTTGAATTGTGTGCTCAACGCTACAAGTTTCTTGAAGAAAAACTAGATTCTTTGGAAACCAAGCTCAATACAGTTGCCTCCACTGTGACCACAGTCAAAGACTGTGTACAACAAATGTCAGAAAAAAACCAAGACAGACTGGTTAACTGGGGCATTGGCATCATTGGGTTCTTGGTAGCAACTGTGGGATGGCTACTGTCACAATACGTATTCATATGAAATATCAAAACAAACTGGCTGAGTTTGCTCAGCGCGAGCTGCCTGCATTGATGGATCGATTGATCATACCCGACGATCAAGGATTCAATGTGTTTGGTCGTTATCGTATAGAAAAACGCCGGCAGGGATACACAGTGATCAAATCGGCCGAACATCTAGAAACTTTTAGACAGTCTCGTACTGCACTGGCATGGTGTATAGCTGATAAAATCAATCATATCAACTTGGCCAATCAAATACTGTCTTTGGAAACAATTAGCACACGATATCACAACGATATAGAAGTAAGATCAGCTGTGGCCAATCGAACCAGCAATGGTGCTCAATGGGAAACCATCAACTACAAACTGTCCCACAAAAGACAGCAGTTGTCAGCGGTCAACAACGAACTGGAAAAATGTATATCCCAGGCTAAATACTATCAAATTAGAGGATTCTCAAATGAAACTAACTGAACTGGCACCTACATCGACAGCAAAACAAGTGAGTCGAGTGTTTGAAAGTTATTTTGAACAACAGGTTAATTTTTCCAAGATACCCCAGACGCAGGCTCGTGGGATGTTAAATCGTGTGCGGGGGTTGATTCAAGAACATCGTGCCAGCCGGGATTTTCATCGCAGTGAACGCAATCCAGCCTACCTCAAACTGGTCATGATGGAGCAGGCGTTGACTCATCGTTTACGTGAACAAGACCAGCAGTCGCCAGCTCAGGCCGCTGCCATGCGCACTGCTCAAATTCAACAAGCACGCAAAGAAATCAATGAACGTATCAAAGAGTTGCGAGATCAAAAAAATCAAATTGAAGAGCAACTACGAAGCCTTCAACAACAAGCAGCCAATCCAACCATGAACGAAGGTCAGCGTAGACTGACTGAAAGTGAAGTTCAACAAGCTCAAGTGGTGCTGGCAGCTCAGGACATGGTAGACAATGTTCAAGGCATGATCGAAGACGCTACAGAGATGCAGTTTAAAGAACTGCCTGCTTTGGTTGACCAGATCAAAAATCAAATTGGTCCAGATCAAGCAGCACAATTCAACAACGATGCCAGTGCCGCATTGGGTGCTGTGGTTCAAAGCCTCCAAGGCAGCAAACAGCAACTAGACACAGCCTTGGGAGTGGTCACAGGCCAGCCAGGAGCAGCCATGGCTGCACCAGCCATGCCAGGCGCAGCACCAGGTGGATTGCCAGGTCAAATGCCACCAGCTGACACAGACATGGACACCCCAGACATTGATCAAGAACTGGATGTAGACATGGATGTCGAAGAGCCCGCACCGCCACGAGCAGCACTGGGACGTGAGCGCAGAAAATGAAAATCAATGAGGTTACCAATCCAACGGTGACCAAAGTGTTTTCGTTGGCCAATCTGCTGCGAGCCAGGGCCAAAGACACTGGCGCCAAACCTGACTACAGCACTGATGCCTTTATCAACATGGCTCAGACTTTGGGCGCTGAAATCACTGTGGATCAGCTACAACAAATGGCTGGAGAGCCTCCACTGAATGCTGTGCTCAATCCCATGGAGCCCAATGCTGCCAAAATCACTTTTAAAACTGGTCAAGAACAACCAGTTGAAATGCCAGTGGACAAAGCCGAACAAATTGTGGCCAAAGCCGCCAAATCGGCCTTGAAAAGATCAAGCAAATAATTTGACTTTGAGGGTAGCATCATGCTACACTCTATGATAAAAGGACGACTATGGCATACTCAGACAAAGTTGTTGATCATTACGAAAACCCACGTAATGTGGGTTCGTTCTCTAAGGATGACAAAAACATAGGCACTGGGATGGTAGGGGCACCAGCTTGCGGTGATGTAATGCGACTTCAAATAAAAGTAACAGACGGAGTAATCACAGATGCGCGATTTAAAACGTATGGCTGCGGGTCGGCGATTGCATCTAGCTCTCTTATTACAGAATGGGTCAAAGGTAAAACTCTTGATGAAGCAGGAAGCATTAAGAATAGTCAGATTGCAGAAGAACTCGCCCTACCTCCGGTCAAAATACATTGTAGCATATTGGCAGAAGACGCGATTAAGGCGGCAGTAGAAGATTACAAAAAACGCCATGATCTCGTTCACTGATCCAGCCAAATCAAAAATAAAAAAACTTCTAGCAACCAAAGGATACGCAGGCATTAGACTTGGCGTAAAAACCACTGGTTGTAGTGGCTTGGCCTATGTGCTAGAGTATGTCAAAGAATACAAAACCGATGATTCAGCCACAATCAATTTTGCGCAAGACAGTTTTGTAGTTTTGGTTGACAAGCGACATGAAGTGTATCTCAATGGAGTCACAGTAGACTATGTGCGTCAAGGACTGAACGAAGGTTTTGAATTCAGCAATCCCAATGAACGTGATCGCTGCGGCTGTGGCGAGAGCTTTAGAGTATAAAACAATCCAATCAATGATTACCCAACGTTACAATTATGCGCCACTGGATCGCACCACAGTGGATGGCAAGCGTCACTATTGTTTGCCTGATGGATCGCGTGTGCCGTCAGTTACTCACATTCTAGAGCGTACCAAACCAGAAGAAAAGCGTCAGGCTTTGGCCAACTGGCGTGCTAGAGTGGGCGAACAGCAAGCACAGCAAATCACCACCGAAGCTGCCAATCGTGGCACAAGAATGCATGCCTATCTGGAACACTATATTCTCAGCGAAGACATGAAACCGTTGCCGGGCAATCCCTATGCTCATGCCAGCTGGTTTATGGCAGCTGAAGTGATTTTACAAGGCCTGTGCCATGTCACCGAATACTGGGGCACTGAAGTACCGCTGTACTACAGCGGACTTTATGCTGGAACCTCAGACTGTGTGGGACTGTGGAAAGGACGCCCAGCAATCATTGATTTCAAACAGACCAACCGACCCAAGAAACGTGAGTGGATTGAAGATTACTTTTTACAACTGGCTGCCTATGCTGCTGCTCACAACGACACCCACGGCACTGACATTAAAAACGGCGTGATTTTGATGGCCTGTCAGCCAAAAACGGGCAGCGATGGCACACCTGAAAAACCCCAGTATTTGGAGTTTGAAATAGCAGATCAAGAATTTGAACATTGGACTCAACAGTGGTTGAAGCGTGTGGAACTATACTACCTTATGCGCTAAATATACACAAACGCAAGGACAACCACTGTGGCCATAGTACAAATTTCACAAATAACTAACCGACTGGGACTCACTGAAAACCTACCACAATTGGCCGGAGCTGAACTGGGCTGGTGTACCGATACTCGCAGACTGTTTATCGGCAATGGCACCTTACAGGAAGGTGCTCCGGTCATTGGCAACACTGAAATTTTGACTGAATTCAGTGACATTTTGGCGCTCAGTGCTCTTTACACCTATCAAGGTGCTGCTGCTGGTTATATAGTACAAACTGGCCCTACTTCGGGATCACCGGTTACTCAAAGTCTACAAACATGGCTAGACCAATGGGCCAGTGTCAAAGATTTTGGTGCGGTTGGAGACGGTGATACAGACGACACGCTGGCCATTAATCGCGCACTGTATGAACTGTACTGTAGAGAAACCAACCCACAGATTCGTCGTGCTTTGTTTTTTCCTGCTGGACGATATCTAATAACTGAAGCTTTGGTCATTCCTTCATATGCCAGACTGTACGGCGAAGGTGCCAGAAGCTCAGTGATTGTGCTGGATTCTACCAGCCCAACCAGCACACTCAATGAGTGTGTGGCACGATACGGCGACAGCCTACAGCAATACGGGGTAAACATTGGCAACAACGGAGCAACACCGCCTACCAACATTGAAATAGCACAGTTGGGTTTTGAAAGCTTGGATGTGGTAGATGTATTCATTGTAGAAGATGCCAATAACTGTAATTTCAACAATGTTAGTTTTCAAGGCCCGCTGACCCAGGCCGATTTGACTGTGAATACCGATGACACAGCCTGCGTTCGCATTGAAAGCACACTGAGTTTGATCACAAACAATGTGACATGGACCAACTGCCAATTTGGCGGTACCACATACGCCTTTTCAACTCCCAATCAGTGCCAAGGAATCACTGTTACTCTCAGTAACTTTGATACCTTGTACCAAGGAGTCATGCTGGGGCTGGGTGGCGTGGTCAATGGTGGGCCCATTGGGTTCAGAATTGTTGGCAACAGTTTTGACAACATCTATGCTCAAGGTATCAGTTTTGAGCCAGGTGTGAACTTGTGTGTCAGCATGTACAATATTTTCTTGGGTGTTGGCAATCATTTTGGGGCTACAACCAGTCCTGCCACATCAATTATCAACATTGAAAACGATAACAATGTCAGCATTGGTGACATGTTTCAAAGAACTGCGGCATTCAGCAACACCTATGCTCGAATTGATTTAAATTTTACCGCCAGCATTGCCTATGAAAATGCAGAGTCTATCAAACAAGGCAACTATGTTCGAGAAACTGGCCAACGTTTCTTTGTTGACGACAATTTTACCGAAGTTGTGTTCACAGTGAACAGTGCCAAGGTTCGTGCGTTTCAGATGGACTATACCATTGTGCGAGATACCAAAACCAAAACTGGCACGTTGACAGTGGTAGCCAGTACCGACGGATCAGGCGGCGACCTGGCAGTGAATGACAACGCCTTGGTGAACATAGATCCTGGAGTCACTATGTCAGCATCAGAATCTGGCAGTGTTGTTTCGGTGAGCTATAC